GTGGTTTTGTTAAATCTTCAAATACTGTCGGTTCTTGTGTTGATATTTTGAAAGAAGCACTATTTAAATTTCAACTTGAAAGAAACACATTTACATCTACAGCAGAAGAACTTTCATTGGTTATGGCCAGTAATGGTAATAATGATGAAGTTTACGGTTCACTAGATTGGGAAGAAGTCACACGATAATGAAAACCTTCAAACAGTTTGAACAGTCATACTCTGGTGTTCCTTTTGGAACATACCATCCTATCGCAGACTTAAACGCTGCGGCTGGTGATGCAGAGTTGACTAAAAAAGATTTGGATGCAGTAGAGAAGTATGCAGACAGATTATATGCCTCATCTGGTATTGATGTAGAGTTTACTAGACACTTCTTAGATAGGGTAAACGATGCACGAAACAAGAAACAAATTACTGTGGCAGAACTTATTCGTTTGTTTAAGCAATCTTATAAGAAGTATGGGAAGAAAATTGCACAACTTGGCCCAGATGCTGAAGCCGTTTTGAATGATATGCAAACAGACATTAATATGCCGTTTGCTCTAAAGTGGGATGGTAAAGAATTAGACTTAATTGCAAAGACTGTAATGAGAAAACCAAATTTTGCAACCTCTAACCAGAAACTATCTTTTTAAGGAGAATACAATGAAAAATTGGATTAAAGCAAGAATCGAAGAAAGAACATCTTGGGATGGTGCCGCTCTTGTGGTAGTAGGAGTAATCGTATTGATTGCAGGCCCGTTTGCAAAACTTGCTGCATATGCGGCGATTGCTTATGGTGCATGGACAATTTGGAAGTCTGAATAATGGTTAGAAATTTTACGGACGTAGTTATTCTAATGATAACCAGTGGAGTATTGATTCTGCTGGGAGTTATCATTATTGGAGATTATTGGGTAGCACTTGAAGAAAATCGTCCAGTAGATGAAAGTGTTATTACATTGATGAAAATGTCAGTGACAGGATTGATTGGTGTCATTGGTGGTTACATTGGTGGGAGTAAGTAATGTTTAAGTGGTTTATGAAATTGTGGAACTTTGAACACACAGGTGATTTGTCAAAGCATAGATTGTATACCACAAGATATGAGGATTTATGCAAATGAATATGAAATTCGGCATTGGTGTAGTAATTGCAATTGTATTGCAAGTATCTGCTTTTGTTTGGTGGACTGCACAACAGGCACAAACTATCGAAACACTAAAAGATGAAGTGAGTGAACTAACAAGTAAAATGGCAGTCGAAGATGAAGTCAATATGATGCGTGATATCGCTGACATGAAGAAGAAGTTGTTAGAACATGAAAAGTGGATTGATGAAAATTATTCTGATATCGAAGATTTGATTGACTTTGCAACATTCACAGAAAACAGATGGGCAGACGCATATGCAAACGATCCATCATACGAAAGAAAGTTTGGAACGAAGGCTCCAGTTAAATGATTAAACTATACGGAATTATTATTCTCGTAGCAATATTGGGTGGTGTAGGTTATGGTGCAAAATACTATTACGACACCACCCAAAATACTATTGCACAATTGCGTGAGAATAATGCTCAGTTGGAAGTTGCAGTAGATACTGCACAACAGAGTGTTGAAACTTTGCAAGGTGATATTGCAAAGGCAGCAGAACTTAATCTATCACTACAACAAGACTTGCAAAAAGCAGAAGCGTATAGTGATGAGTTGAGAGGGAAACTAAGTAGACTTGATCTTGTGGTTGAGGCTTTAAAAAATTCTAAAACATTAGAAGGAAAAATGAATGGTGCTACAGCGAATTTGTGGCGTGACTTCATGGGTGACACTGGTAACAGTAATGAGTATCCTCTTCCTATCTGGTTGCAGCAGTCTCCGGCCGGAGCCGGAAATCAAGACGGTAACGAAGATAGAGAAAGTTCAGATACCAACAGTAGCTCGTCCGAAGTCACTCCAATTAAATGATACTAGAGTATTCGTAGTTACCAAAGATAACTATGAAGAGTTTGCCAAAGAGTTCACAGAAACTTATGGTGAACTAGCGTTTGTTGCATTGTCAATGAAGGACTATGAAAACCTTGCATTGAATATTGCAGACATTAAAAGGTTCTTAGAACAGCAGAACGAAATAATCCTATATTATGAAAAGTCTTTGAAAGAAGAACCCAAAGAATAATAGGAGAGTAATATGGATTTCGTAATTCAACAATTGATGACATGGTGGCAGTTCACTATTGTCGGCATTCTCATCATCATTGGATTCATCATCAATTTTTTTGATGACAAAGAACCCAAAGAACGAATCGGTTTCACATACAAAGATATGCCAAAGATGCAACCTATTCCTATCCCAACAAAGGGTAAGGGATTTTGGAGTGCAATTTGGATGTGGTTGACAGGTTCAAGACATTGGGTAATTGCTGAAAACTTTGAATTTACAATCAAAGGTGACACATATGTTATCCCTAAAGGTTTTCAGTTTGACGGTGCATCAATCCCTAAATTTTTACACACATGGTTATCCCCAACAGGTGTATTGTTGATGGGTGGACTTATTCACGACTATGCATACAAGTATGCAACACTGAAGAAAAAAGGCAAGGGAACTATGGGAACTCTTGACCAAAGACAGTCTGATGTAATCTTCAGAGATATAAATATAGAAATAAATGGGTTTAAGTTTTTGAATTATCTTGCATACTGGGCATTAAGAGTTGGTGGTTTCGTTGCGTGGAACGGACACCGAAAACATAATGCTAAAGTAAAATAAAATATTGACACCAGTGATAGTCAAATTATTACTGGTGTTATTTTCTTGACAACCAATAAATAAAAGTAGGTATAGAAATTGCAATGACTACGGTAAAGACAATTGAGACAGAAGTAGAACTTCTAAAACGAGAAGTCGCAGATATGAAACAAATTCATGTGCGACTAGATTCTGCTATCGAAAAGATTGCTGATGTATCAACATCATTGCATACTATCATGGCGGTACACGAAGAGAAATTAATCCGACAGGAAGAAGCCTTGGAAGATCAAGAAAAACAATTTAGAGACAACATCCAAGAACTTCATTCTCGCATTACAACTAATGCGAAGGAGACATCTCAGCATATGTCGGAGATGGAACGCCGTCTGCATGATGCAATGAACGAACATAATCGCAAGGAAACAGAACAGTTCCTAAAGTTGCGAGAAGAACTATCAACCAGAGTAGGCATACTGGAAAAATGGCGTCACCTTATCATTGGTGGTGCTATCGTCATAGGATTTGTGTTACAGAAAGTATTACCTGTAATTCTATAAATCTATTGACAAGTGAGGTGAATCAATGTATATTATGACCTATGAATTATATCGACACAAAGTACATTTCCTTAATAAGTCATAGACTCAGAAACTTCACCAAGAAGGGTAATTATCTGTGGAACTTCTCATGTCCATTCTGTGGCGACTCACAGAAGAACAAGAGAAAGGCACGAGGGTTCGTATATAGAACAAAGAATGACCTTTTCTTTAAGTGTCATAACTGTTCTCATGGCACAAACCTATCCAAATTGATTGAATATGTAGATGTTTCTTTACATAAAGAATATGTACTAGAAAGGTACAAGGAAGGACTTACATCCTCTGGTCGAGGAGATAAGACGCCTGGAGCATGTATTCAGAGCGCCTGAGTTCGATTTTACTAAACCTGTGTTCAAGTCATTTGTTTGGATTACAATCTTTTGCTCAGTTGGATAAAAATCATCCTGCTGTTGGATTTTTATTGAAAAGAGGGTTTCCTGAAGATACTTGGAATGATATATATTTTAGTCCAAAGTTTTTTGAATTCTGTAATACTCTTACAGAAAATAAATTTTCATCTTTAGAGGGCGATCATCCTAGAATGGTAATTCCATTTAGAAAGAAGGATGGTGAAATCTTTGCTTTTCAAGGACGGGCATTTGGAAATGAAAAACAGAAATATGTTACAATTATTCTTGACAAGAATCATCCAAAGATTTTTGGCTTGGATAGGGTGGATACTTCTACTAACATTCATGTCGTGGAAGGCCCCATTGATAGTTTATTTCTTCAGAATGGTATTGCTGTTGCTCAAAGCGATTTGCGACTACCTGATTTCAAAGATAAAGCGGTTCTTATTCCTGATAATGAACCAAGGAATATAGAAGTCTGTAAACAGATAGAAAAGTTTATAGATGAAGACTATTCAGTTTGTATCTGGCCCAAGGGCATAAAAGAAAAAGATATAAATGATATGATTTTGTCTGGATTAACTCAGACAGAGATTATGGGAATTATACATAGTAACACCCATAAAGGATTACAAGCACGAACCGTTTTCAATTCGTGGAAACGGACTTAGAAACAATAGGAGAAATAAAAATGGCCCTTGAGAATGTAGTAACATTTCCAAGTGTTGGGGAAGATGGTCTCAACCACCTCGGCATCAAAATTGACAGAACTAGAGACAAAGATTTATCAGAACAAGCTTACAAACTACTCAAGGATTATTATTGTAACGAAAAAGAAGATTCTCCTCAAATGGCATATGCTCGAGCATCTGTTGCATATTGTGATGGAGATTTAGAACTCGCACAAAGAATTTATGATGCAGTATCACAAGGTTGGTTTATGTTTGCAT